AGAAAGATGGTGAACTCTCCAAGCGTGGTCTTACTGATGATGAGTACGATAGATGTATAACAACTAACAACACAGACCCCTTCATGCGACAGTCTTTACAAGAGTTTAATCTAGGTAGTCGTAAACAAATAGGAGAATATCTTATTGACTTTGGTTGGAAGCCTGAAAGATTTACACCAACAGGTCAACCAATAGTAGATGAGAAAACTTTATCTGCAATCACACACATACACGAAGCTAACTTAATAGCACAGTTTCTTTTACTACAAAAACGCATAGCCCAGATTGATTCTTGGATTGATGCTACTGAAGATGATGGAAGGGTGCATGGCTTTGTCATACCTAACGGTGCTATCACAGGCAGGATGACTCATAGAAATCCTAACATGGCACAAGTTCCTAGCTCTCACAATCCTTACGGTAAAGAATGCCGAGCTTGTTGGACTGTTGAGGACGGTAATGTTTTACTTGGAGTTGATGCTTCTGGTCTTGAGATTAGAATGTTAGCTCATTATATGAATGACGAGGAGTACACTAATGAAATCATTAACGGAGATATACACACCTCTAATCAAGAACTTGCAAAGCTTGAATCTAGAGATAAGGCAAAAACATTCATCTATGCACTCATGTACGGAGCAGGAGATGAAAAACTTGGGAACGTGGTTGGAGGAACTACAGCAGATGGTAAAAGAGCTAGACAATATTTCTTTGATAATAAACCTACATTCAAATCTCTTAGAGACAGAGTACAAAGAGCATCTTCAAAAGGTTATCTCAAAGGATTAGACGGTAGAAAACTTTATGTGCGTAATCAACACTCAGCACTTAACACTTTACTACAAGGTGCAGGTGCTATTATAATGAAACAAGCATTAGTTATTCTTTCAAATAGATTAGTATTAGGAACTGTTCCTCATAAATTTGTAGCTAACATTCACGATGAGTGGCAGATAGAAGTTCCTAAATGTAGAGCAGTACGTGTAGGTAGTTTGGCTGTAGACTCTATAATAGAAGCAGGAAAATATTACAATCTTCGTTGTCCCCTTGATGGCGAATACAAGATAGGAGATAACTGGAGTGAAACCCACTAAGAAAGACCAAAAGAAATTTGACCTTGACTTACAGTATGGTGAGATAAGGGAAGATAAAGTTAGAGACATGTTAGAAGGAAAGAAGATAGAAGTTAAATCAGAACGTGGAATGTGGATGAAGACAGGTAACATATGTATAGAGTATGAGTCATGGAACAAACCATCTGGTATCAGAGCAACTGAATCAGACTATTGGTTTCACAACTTATGTGTAGGAGACAATGAGTTTTGTACTCTTGTATTTAAAACAGATGTACTAAGAACTATAGTGGATAAGCTTGATACTTTTAAAACTGTATCAGGTGGAGACCATAACGCAAGTAAAATGTTTCTTGTAAATCTACAAAAATTATTCTCATCAGATGTAATAAAAGCATTTAAGGACTCAGAAGATGGAAAAGAAAACGGAAAAAAAGACTAAAACACTTGACAGTTCTAGTCAAGAAGTATATAATAAATTGTCGGCTAATAAATTTAAGTCGGAATCTGGTCATTGGTATACGCAAGAAGGTGAACCAATGTATACTATCGTTGGTGCTAACGGTAAAGAAAGAAACACTACTCTTAGAGATGCAAGGAAAGAAAACCTAGTACCTTCAGTAACTACTATTCTTAGTATGATAGCCAAGCCTCAACTAGAGAATTGGAAAATCAATCAAGCACTTAACTCTGCTCTTACTTTAGAGAAAGATTCTTTAGAAACTATTGAAGAGTTTGCATACAGATGTAAGCAAGACTCTAAAAGAATAGGTCAAGAAGCGGCAGAAAAAGGTACAAAGATTCATGCTATGATTGAACGTGGTTTTCTTGGTGAAGAGAAGACAGAAACATATTGTGTTATTCAAAACTATTTAGATGAAATGTTTCCTGATGAAGAGTGGATAGCTGAAGCTTCTTTCTGTGCTGATTTAGGCTACGGTGGTAAAATAGATTTGTATTCTAAGTCTGGTATCTTTGTAGACTTTAAAACTAAAGACAACTTAGAAGGTAAAGAGCCTTCTAAATTAGTATACGATGAACACGGTATGCAGTTGTCTGCTTATGCACAAGGCTGTGGCTTTGATGATGTTGAAAGAGTATCTATCTTTGTTGATAGAGAAGATACAGAGCTTATAGCTTGTCATATATGGGACAAAGAATCTCATGCAAAACACATTGCTATGTTTAATAGTATTTTAACTTATTGGAAACTTGTAAAAAATTATGAACCAAAAAAAATCTAAAAGCTTAAGACGTAAAGCAGAAAAATTATTAATAGAATGGATAAGAACTATGGTTCCAGACGGTGAAGATGCTGATAAGATTAATAAGAAAAACTTACATGAGTTCTTACCGGAGCAAACACATATCTTTGCTAACAATAAATTTATGATAAGTGCTTATAGTCTTCGATGGTTTTATAAACAGGTGAAAAGAAATCCTAATATAACTTTGGAAGAAATAAGTGGCTAGAAGAGTACCTAGAAAAGCAAGACCAAAGAAGACTAACGTACCTAAAGGTTACGATAGCTTATGGGAACATTCTTTACATGAAACAATACTTCAAGACTGGAAACACCATTGGGATAATATTGATTATGTAGTTAAACATAAGTATGAACCTGACTTTGTTAAGACAATAGATGGTAAAACAATATTACTAGAAGCTAAAGGTAGATTCTGGGACTATGCAGAGTATAGTAAGTACATACATATTAGAGAAGCTCTTAACTCAGACTACACAGAGTTAGTGTTTTTGTTTCAGAAACCTTTTGCACCTATGCCACAGGCTAAGAAAAGAAAAGATGGAACTAAAAGAACCCATGCTGAGTGGGCAGAAACAAACAACTTCACATGGTATAGTGAAGAAACATTGCCAAAGGAATGGAGGACATGAAATATAAATTTAACGAAGACCAAGTGCTGAGAGAAATAAGAACTTATATAGATAGAACTTATGAAGCTCACTATGGTAACGGTAAATACCAAGCAACAGATATGATTATAGATGCCGGACACGGAGAGAGTTTTGGTATTGGTAACATTATGAAATATGCTATGAGGTTTGGAAAGAAAGATAACAAAAAAAAAGAATTAATGAAAATAATACACTACGCTATCATAACTATGCACGTGTTAGATGAGGAGAAAGATAATGGTTGAAGATAAGATAGGTAAAAAACCTTACTTAGGAATTGTAATAGATTATGGTAAAGAAAAACAGTTTGATAAATTTAGTATTGATACATTAAAAGATAGATATTTCTGGGAGAATGAAACACATGCACAAGAAGCACTCGCAAGAGCCTCCGTCTTCGGAGCCACCTTCAAAGGTGAGACTGACTTTGAACTTGCTCAAAGACTTTATAACTACAGTTCCTCTCGTTGGTTCATGTTTAGCACTCCTATACTTAGTAACGGAGGAACGACTCGTGGGCTTCCTATCAGTTGCTTCCTTAATTATGTTCCTGACAGTCGCAGTGGCTTATCTGCTCATTACGATGAGAATATTTGGCTCGCAAGTTCGGGTGGAGGCATTGGTGGATATTGGGGAGATGTTAGAAGTAACGGTATATCTACTACTCATGGCAGTCGTTCTACTGGTTCAATTCCTTTCATGCATGTAGTTGATTCTCAAATGTTAGCATTCAATCAAGGTACTACAAGGCGTGGTAGCTATGCTGCTTACATGGATATTAGTCATCCAGAGATTGAAGAGTTTATTAACATGCGTAAAGAATCAGGCGGAGATATTAACAGAAAGAATCTTAATCTTCATAACGGTATAAATATTACTAATGCTTTTTTACAGGCTGTAGAAAATGACGAAGACTGGAGACTAATAGACCCCAAGACTAACGAAGCTGTAAGGGTAATCAACGCAAGAGATTTATGGTGGCAAATAATAAATGCTAGGGCAGAGACAGGTGAACCTTACATGGTAAACATAGATACATGTAACGAAGCATTGCCAAAAGGACAAAAAGATTTAGGGTTAAAAATCAGACAAAGTAATTTATGTTCTGAGATAACACTACCAACAGATGAAGAACGGACAGCAGTATGTTGTTTATCGTCTGTTAATTTAGAACACTTTGATAAATGGTCAAAGGATGATATGTTTATATCAGATTTAATAACAATGCTTGATAATGTTTTACAACATTATATTGACAATGCAATAGATACAACGCAGTTAGGAGAATACAGTGCAAATTTTAAACGCTTTAAAAAATATGTTAAAGAAGGTCAAGAGGGGTATACAAAGTCTGCCTACTCAGCGTATAGGGAACGCAGTCTCGGTCTTGGTGCTATGGGTTTTCATGCTTATCTACAATCTAGGAGCATACCTTTCGAAGGTATTTTTGCAACTGGTTTCAACCACAAAGCGTTTACTTACATCAAATCCAGAGCAGACGATGCAACTAAAGAGTTGGCTGTTGAAAGGGGTGAGGCTCCTGATATTCATGGTAGTGGTAGGAGGAATGCTAATCTCCTTGCTATTGCTCCTAATGCTAGTAGTGGTATCATCTGTAGTGGGACTTCTCCTAGTATTGAGCCTTACAGGGCTAACTGCTATACTCACAAAACTCTATCCGGTAGTTACCAAGTTAAAAATAAATACTTAGAAAAGCTTTTAAAATCTAAAGGATTAAAAGGTAAAGAGTTAGAAGCTATGTGGAAAGATATATCAGGTAGTGATGGTTCGGTACAACACTTAGATATACTTAACGATGATGAGAAAGAAATATTTAAAACTGCTAATGAGATAAATCAAATATGGGTAGTAGAACATGCCCATCAAAGACAACAGTTTGTGTGTCAAGCACAATCAGTTAATCTGTTCTTTACTTTACCAAAGGCTACAGAGCCTCAAGACGTACACGATGTTTACATGCAGTATGTTAATGATGTACATTGGTATGGTATGAACAAACTTAAATCGCTTTATTATTTCCGTTCTAATGCTGCTCGTACAGTAGAGAACGTCAATGTTAAAGTACCAAGAATAAATTTAGAAGATACAGAATGTATCGCATGTGAGGGATAACATATGAAAAAATACATACATGTTAATCAACATAAAATTAAAGCAAATAAAAAACATGGTACTAATGAGCCTGTTATTACTATCAAAGAAGGAAGAACAAATACTTATTGTCATGAGGTAAAAGTATTAGGAGAATGTACTATCAAATATGGCGGTAACGATAAGCCTATATTACCTTGTGGTGCCAGAGTTGTTATTGAAACTGAAGCACCTTATGAAATAGTAAAACCTTATGATTATGTGGAGGCTGATTTAACATGAACTGTTGGCATTGTAATACACAATTAATATGGGGCGGAGACCACGACATAGAAGAAGACGAAGAATACGTTATGGAGACTAACTTAAGTTGTCCTAAATGTAATTCATTAACAATAGTATATTTACCAAAGGAAGAAGAATTATGAGCTTATTAAAAACTAGAGATTACTACAAACCATTTGAATATCCGTGGATGTTTGATTACTATGTATTACAAAATCAAATGCACTGGATGCCTGAATCTGTACCGTTACATACAGATGTAAAAGATTGGCAAGAACTTACAGACATTGAAAAGAATTTACTTACTCAGATATTTAGATTATTTACACAGTCTGATGTAGATGTAGGAGCAGGGTACATAGATAAGTATATGCCTATCTTTAAAAAACCTGAAGCTAGAATGATGATGGGTTCTTTTGCAAACATGGAATCAATACATCAACACGCTTACAGCTTGTTACTTGATACAGTTGGTATGCCTGAGATAGAGTACAAAGCTTTTGCAGAGTATGAAGAGATGTCAGACAAGCACGATTATGTTGGAGAGTTTAAACCTACTAAGGCTAACAAACAAAGCATTGCTAAAACCCTAGCAGTTTACTCGGCTTTTACAGAAGGACTACAGCTGTTCTCTAGCTTTGCTATTCTACTTAACTTTCCTAGGTTTGGTAAGATGAAGGGCATGGGACAGATAGTTACTTACTCTATCCGTGATGAGTCTATGCATGTTGAAGCTATGACTAAATTGTTTAGAGAATTTATTAAAGAGAACATAGAGATATGGACAGATGATTTTAAAGCAGAGCTATATCAAATATGTAGACACATGGTAGAGCTTGAAGATAAGTTCTTAGACTTAGTGTTTGATATGGGAGACATAGAAGGACTAACTAAAAAAGATATGTATGCTTACAACAGATACATAGCTGATAGAAGATTACTTCAACTAGGACTTAAAACTAATTATGACCAAAGAGAAAATCCTCTTGGTTGGATTGATGAAGTCATGGGTGTTGAACATCAGAACTTCTTTGAAGGTAGAGCTACTACTTATATGAAAGCAGGTCTTCGTGGTAAACAAGATTCGGTAACTTTTACTGGGATTGAGTAATGGCTAAGACTAAAAGAGAGGAAGCTCAGTTACTTGGCTATAAACTACTGTATAATAGAGCAGGTAATTTAGTTACTGAAAGAACTTCTACAGATATAAAAGAATTAAAAAAGTATTTTACTGTAGAAGAATACTCTACATTACAGACAGTAATTAGAGAAGCTACAAAAAAACTAGATAAAGTTCATAATTATATAGAAGCTAACTTAAATGCACGTAAAATGACAGATTAAAGAAAATTAACATCATGAGGCTTTGTGTATTAACATATCTTACAGTAAGTAATACCTTAGCTTCAGATGATTAAACTTTTTAATACACAAGCTCTCTGTAGCTCCTATAAGATTTAACTAAATAGTGTATATAATAATCTCTTTTTCTTTACCTTTAACATAAATGGAGTCTAAAAGTTTGGTATTCATGGTAGAATTAACAGCAGTAGCATGTCCTATGACTATATCTTCACCAACTTCTTTGGTTGAGCTTTCTAATCTAGCTGCTAAATTAACAGCATCTCCTATTGCAGTATAATCAAAGCGTGTATCACTTCCCATATTCCCTACGCATGCGACTCCTGTATTTATCCCAATACCTATTTCAATTCCTAATGATGCTTCTTCCATTTCTCGGTGTATTTGCAACGCTGTTTGTATCGCTTTATTCTCATGTTCTTTTAAGTCTACAGGTGCATTAAAGATAGCCATCATTGCATCTCCAATATACTTATCTACCATACCACCATTTTCTTTTACAGCATTAGCTTGAATTGTTAATGCTTTATTCATAATGTCTGTAACTTCTTCAGGCTCTAGTCTTTCTGATAAACTTGTAAAGCCTCTAACATCAGTAAATAAAAATGTGCATGTTCTTCTTTCACCGCCTAACTTTAATAAGCTTGGATTATCTTGTAATCTTTTTACTTGTCTTGGGTCAAGGTAATGTTCAAACTGTTTCTTAATCTGTTGTCTTAATTTAAATTGTGTTCTAAAGTTAAGATAGA